CAGGAGTTGATGGTCGCCCAGGTCGCGGCTAAGGCTGCTGCACCCGCGCCAACTCCCCCGGTGCCACCCGTGGCCCCTGTTGTGAAGCCTGGTGATGAGCAGCCAACCGTCGCGGCCTAGCCCGGTACCGATTGTCCTGGTTCCGCCTGCCGGGTTGGACTTGTACCAGGCGCAGGTTGAGGTTAGCGCGCAGGCCCGGCAGACGGTCGCGGAGAGTGTGTTCGCGCAGGTCGCGGAACTGGTTCGGGCTTTCACTCAGTGGTATGACGACTTGGCGGTGCGCCGGTTGGCGAAGGACATCACGGGCGTGGTGCAGGCTGGGCAGCAGACGGTCGCTGCGTCTGAGGATGCGTACATGGCGTACGTGCTGTCGTCGCAGTCCGGTAGGACGGTGCGCCCGGTCGGTCAGGTCATCGTGGATGACTTGCGCGCCGGTGTTGACCCGATGGCCGTGTATGAGCGGCTGGGCGAGCAGTTCCGTTACTCGCGGTCGATCGGTAATGAGCCAGGCAAGGCGTTGGCATTTGTACTGACCCGCGCCGAGGTCATGACGGACACGGATATGTCGCTGGCTGCTCGTGCGCAGTCGCAGAAGAGTTTGCAGGCGACGTCTCTGGCGGTGGCGTACCGACGTGTGATTCACCCGGAGTTGTCCCGCGGGGGTACGTGCGGGATGTGCATCGCAGCATCGGACCGGGTGTACAAGAAGGCGGACTTGCTGCCGATTCATGGGCGCTGTCATTGCACGGTTGCGCCGATCATGCGCGGAGGCGCGGATCCCGGTTCGTCGCTGAACAACCTGTCGCTGACCCAGTTGTACGGCGACGCGGGCGGCAATCAGGCCATGGACTTGAAACGGACCCGCTACTCCGTGGTCGATGGTGGCCAGCTTGGACCAACCCTTGTCCCGAAGCGCCGTGTCGCGAAGGGCGTCCCGCTGAAACCGGAGAAGGTGACGAGCGTGGAGGGCTCCCTCGGATCTAAGTCTGATAAGTGGCTGCAGCATCAGATCGGCGTCACGGAGGGTTTGAAGGACTCCAATTACCGGACGGCGCAGCTAGCGCGCCTACGGGCCGAGTTGGCGAAGCGCGCTAAGTAGCTTCCCGCATCTTGCGGGTTGGCCCGATCTGGGCTCACATATCCCGAACTGGGAGAGGAAACACGATGCAGAGCATGATCCGAGGTGCTCGCGGGTTGACCGTGGAGCAGTTGTTGGCGTTTCACCGGGAACAGTTTGGCTCGTCCCGCATGGAGGACGACAAGTCCACCGAGGGTGACGACAAGGGCGACCAGAGCAAGCAAGAGGGCAGCGACCATGGCCGCGGTGCTGGCACGGATGCGCAGAAGCCGATTTCTGAGATGACGGATGCCGAGCGGGCGTCCTATTTCGAGGTCAAGGCGGGTCGCTACCGGGACAACCTGCGTAAGTTCGACGGCGTTGACATCGACGCGCTGAAGGACAAGGCGACCAAACACGACGCGCTAGAGCACGAGCTAATGTCCGACAAGGACAAGGCCGTCGCCGATGCGCGAACCGCCGCGAATACCGAGGCTGACGGAAAGTATCTGCCGAAGCTGGCGCAGGCCGAGCTACGGATCGCAGCGGCTGGCAAGGTGGGCGCCGAGCGACTGGCGCAGGCGTTGGAGTTTACGGACCTGCGGCAGTTCCTCAATGGTGAGGAAGTGGACGCCGAGAAGGTGACCCGGTTCGTGGAGTCTCTCGGTTCTGATGTACAGGGTGATCAATCCCCGGCCCGTCGTGGCCCGTCGTCGTCGGGTCAGGGCAATCGGTCCTCTACGTCGGCGCCGTCCTTGGATGCTGGCCGTGAGGCGTTTGCTCGCCGCCATGGGAAGAAGGGCGAGTGATATTTCTCAACGATGGCCGAATCTACGTCCGCGCTGATCAGATCGTGGCTTTCCGGGCTGACGACGAGTTTCCCGAAGTGACGCAGGTCTGGATTGCCGATGGCGATCCATTCCCGCTCGATATCCCGGTCGCAGACATTGTGACTGCCCTGACGGGCGACGACGCCTAACCGTCAGACCCCAATTTTGGCCCCGCATCGTCGGGGTCTTTTCTATGCCCGATCAGGGCGAAACCTTGCCCGCGCTGGGCGTGGTCGATTCCCAAGTGAGCCGACCGATCAACCAACACCCCCTACCAGATTCAGGAAAAGAGAATCATGGACCTCACGCCCACACGCGTGGTGGAGGGACGCGACGATCAGTCGTGGCTGGGCTCGGCTTACGGGACCGGACACGCACAGAACGTCACTCTCGACGTCACCAAGTTCACCGCCGCTACCCACTACCCCAACGGGTACTTCCCGTCCGGTATCGCGGTCGCAAAGAACGCGGCTAACAGCTACGTCCCTGTCACTGATGGGGCCACGGACGGAACGCAGAACCTCGCCGGTTACATCTTCACCGCAACCGCCGCGCCGCGTTCTGCCACGACCACGACCGTCCAGGCCGCGCTGCTGGACCACGGGCGCATCCGCACCGGTCGCCTACCCATCCCCGTGTCCGCCGCGGCGCAGGGAACCAACCCGCGCTTCATCTACGTCTGAAAGGGGATTAAGAGATGCTACTCAACACCGATTATATCTACCCGGTTGAACTCACCGGCTACGTGCGTGACGCGCAGTCGGAGATGGCGATCAACAAGTTCCAGCTCTCGAAGTACCTGCCGGATGTGATGACCGACGACATCAGCGTTCGGATGCTTGCCGGTAACACGGGCCTTGCTGAGGCTGCGACGTTCCGTACGTGGGACACCGAGTCGGGCATCGTCCGTACCCAGCCGCTGGTGTCGGTCCGTCAGGACCTGCCGCCGATCTCGGCGAAGGTGCGACTGTCTGAGTACGACAACATCCGTTCGCGGAAGGTGTCGGACCCGAAGGTTCGGGACCAGATCTTCAACGACGCTGAAACTGTGACCGATTCGATCTCGGCCCGGATGGAACTTGCCCGTGGTGAGGTCATCCAGACTGGCAAGCTCACGATGGATACCCTCGCGGGTGTCAAGACTGGGCAGGTCATCGACTTCGGTCGCTCGGCTGGGAACTCGGTCACTGCCGTGAAGCTGTGGACCGATCCGACTGCGGACATCCTGTCCGACCTGATGTCGTGGCGGGATTCCTACCTCGCCACCAACGGCATTGAGCCGGGTGAACTGTTGGGTTCTAGGAAGGTCTGGAATCTGATGCTGCGTAACCAGGCTGTCCGTAACCAGGTGTTCCCCGGTGCGAACCAGCCGTCCGTGGTGACCCAGACGCTTGTCAACGAACTGTTGGCGACGCAGGGCCTGCCGCCGTTCACCCTCTATCAGGCGTCGGTCCGGGTCGATGGGGTCGCGCGCCGCGTGCTCGATGAGGGCGGGCTGGCGTTCCTGCCCAACTCGCAGGATGGCTCGAACAAGCTGGGCGCGACCCAGTGGGGTCCGACCGCTGAGTCCTTCGAACCCGGTTATGGCATGGTCGATTCCGAGGATGGACCCGGCATCGTCTGCGGTGTCTACAAGTCCGAGGATCCGATCGCACTGTGGACCAAGGCTGCGGCCGTGGGCCTGCCAATGGTGGTCAACCCTGACCTGTCGTTCGCCGCGAAGGTCGCCTGACCGTGGCCCGCACGGTGACGGCAACTGTTCACGTGCACAAGTACGAGAACGGTTCCATCGTTGATACGGAGATCGTCCCGGCCGGTGGCGTGCTCCCTGAGTGGGCTGAGGTCGGCGATCACCTCCTGGACGCGGACCCGGTGGGCAAGCCTGCCGGGAACGCGTCGCAGGAGGCGTGGCAGGACTACGCAGCGTCCCAGGGTGTCGCCGATGGTGACATCGAGGGCCTGTCGCGTGACGAGCTGCGCGACAAGTTCGGCAACTGAACCGATGGACGTGAGGGGAGTTTGCGGTGGGTAATCCTCTGGCAGTGTTCGCAGACGTTTCGCTGCTGTGGACTCCCCTCACGTCCGCCGATCAGGGCCGCGTTGACGGGTTGATCGTGAAAGCGTCGGCCCTGTTGCGGCAGAAGATCCCCTGGGTTGACCAACGGGTTGTATTGTTTGGTCAGGACCCGATGAATCTGGGCGGACTCGACCCTGCCGTTGTCGCGAATGTTATTGCGACGATGGTCAAGCGGTACCTGTCAAACCCTGATGGTGCGACCAACTCGAACCGGACGGTTGGCCCCTACGCAGAGGCGCGGGGTTACGCGCTCCGGGGTGACAAGGACATCCGCGGCGAGCTGGTTGTCACTGAGTCTGACGTTGCTGCGTTGACGCCGGCGGTTAAGTCTCGCGCACGTATCGGGACTATCAAGGCGCGTGGCCGGTTGGCTCCGTGGCCGTTCGGCGATCTGGGCAACCCGGCGCTGGCCGGTTCGTCGTCATCGTTCGATTCGTGGCTGCTCGTGCAGGGCCTGTCCGATCCTGCTGGCGAGTTTGGCCCTCTGATCGGGTATCGGGGTGGTGAGTAGTGGACTTCAACACGACTGCCGTGATCATCACAAAGACCGAGACAGGCAAGGACAAGGGCCAGCGCGCGACGTACTCCGAGCAACGCTCGCAGCCAATCGCCGTCATTGCGTGGCCGTGCTCATCATCAGGCACTGTCGGTTCCTCAGTGGAGAACGTCAACAACGAAGACATAGTGACTGACGGGTTGAGCGTTTCATTCCCTCACGGGACGGTCATCCCAGCGGACGCCGAGGTCGAAATCCTCCTGGATGTCTACAGCGTGCAGGGGAACGCGTTCGCGTGGAAGTCACCATTTGACGGTTCAACACCGGGTGTCACTGTGACGCTGAAGAAGGTGGCCTGATGGGCGCATTCAAGCCAAGCTTCCGTGGGATCAGCGACATGCTCAACTCTGAGGCCACGATCGGCGCGGGACTACTGGCTGCCGGGCACCTAGTGCAAGCCGAAGCAGAAGCGACCGCACCATTTGACCCAACGTCCAATGGTCGGCACTTCAAAAGCTCCTTCAGCGCGCATCTGGTCACCGATCACGGTCGCCGCGGTAGTCGTCTCGCCGCTGAGATTTACTCGACCGACCCGGACGGTTTGCACATCGAGACCGGGACAGCGCACTCGCCAGCGCACGACACGTTGAACCATGCGCTGGACGTGCTCGGGAAGGTCCGCAGATGACGTACCTGACGTACCCGTCCGTGCCGAACCTGGTCATTACGTGGGTCCTCGGGCTTGGCGACCTACTCCCGGCACCGGTGGAATCGTCCACCGCGCTGCCCCTCGCGTATGAGCAGCACCTGCCGTTCGTGCGCGTGGCCCGCATTGGTGGTTCCAAGGAGTACGGCATCGACCGCGCCAGGGTCCGGCTTGAGGTGTTCGCGTCCAACTACGACACCGCCGAGTCAATCGCGCTGGCACTGGAAACCGCTATTGAGTGGGACCTGCCGAACTTCACCGATGGTGACGGGCGCGTCATCGAGACGGACCTCATCAGCGGCATGGACCAGACGTACTGGGATGACGAAGGCGTGACCCGGTTCATGGGCACGTCCGGTGTCGTCGTAGGCGCACAGCACTAACCAACCCCCTAGTTTCCCCTGGTTCGCGACCGCGATGCCGGGGTGTTTGCCTGCTCTTTTTCTCTGTTCACCCAATGCCCGGAAGGGGCTTCATCATGGCAGATCCCAGGAATATCCTTGCGGGCACAAAGGCCGCCGGTACGCGCGGTACGTCGCTGACGTGGGCGCGTAACGCCGTCTCTGGCGGTACGGGGTTCCCCACCTCAATCACGACCCCCATCAACCTGTCGTTCGCGGACCTCGGAAACTGTGACTCCAAGGGCGTAAACCTCAAGCCCAACGTGTCAACGAACCCGATCAAGTCGTTCGGTTCGACTTCGACCCAGGGCATCCTCTACACCGACTACACCGCGACCGCGGACGTCACGTTCCAGGAGACGACCCCGAACGTCGTCGAGGTGTACCGCAGCATTCCGCTGGGCACGATCGTCGTTGCCGCGGATGGCAGCTTCGGTGCAGCGGCAGGAACCCCCCTGGACGTGCGCTACGAGGTCGTTTTCGAGGGCTTCAGCCAGCACGGTGACGGGATGCGTTTCGCTCTCCCGTCCGCTGGCAACTCCAACCCCGGTGACCTGAACCTGTCGCAGGGTGCCGTCCTGGACCGCATGGTGACGTTCACCTGCTACCCGGACGTCAACGGGAACCTGTTCTACGAGTACTACCTCCAGAAGAACCTCGCGTCTGCCACCGGTGGGACTGGTACCACGATCGTCGTGTCGCCGGCAGCGAAGACTCTTTCGTTGGCTGGTGTGAAGACGCAGCAGGTCACCGTGAGTTCGGCCAGTGTTGACGTGACCGGGACCTCGACGTTCGTGTCGTCCAACCCGGCCGTGGCAACGGTCAGCGCTTCCGGCCTAGTCACCGGTGTCGCTGTCGGTTCGGCGAACATCACCGCGACCTACCAGGGCGCGTCGGCGGTCTCTGCGATCACCGTCACTGCCTAACCCCCGTTCCCCGCCCTCCGGGTTGCGAGCAGGCGCTCGGGGGGCGGGCCACACCACAGCCTGCGCGTCCTGTCACATCACACGAAAGTGAGCCTGCGCTATGCCTACTATCCCCACCGGTGCGAAGAAGCCGACCGACCGTCGCGCACCCGCCAAGCCGTCTGTCCGCCAGTCTCCCGCCGCTCGTCGTAAAGCTGAGGCTGAGGCCCTGGACTGGTTCGAGGGCAAGCTGAACGGTCAAACCATCCGGGTGTGCAGCCCGGAGGAATGGCGCGCGTCTGCGATGGAGGGTGCCCGGTTGGGTGACATCTTCCTGTGGGGCCAGGAGGGTGCCGTCCACCCGGACGACGTTTCTGCGCTTCGGGAGGCAAACCCGCGGGGCCGGGAAATCGGCCCGTTCATCCAGTCCGCCGTCGATTACTTCGGGGCTGAGACGGGGGAATAGGTAGCCTCCGCGCACTCCTGGATGAGTTCTCGGAGGAGTTGGAGGCAGACCTGGCCCGCTGGTTCCCGTCCGCTGACCTGGCCGCGTTTGATCGTGGCGATTGGCGAACATTGTCGGCCCGGAAACTCGCGCTGCTGGTGCAACGACTCCCTCCGGTGTCGGCGTACCGCACGCGGGTCCGGGACGAGCAGCCGCCCGCCGAGTCAAGTGGTGGTGTCCCGGACTTCACCAGTCAGGCGTGGGACCTCATCAACTACCAAATCCAGGGTTTGCGCGACGACATCCGGGCCGCGAACTGGGACACCAAAGAGTCCGGGCCGTTCAAGCCCCTGCCCTATCCCGGTGGCAGCAAGAACACGCCCGGCGATGAGTCGTTGGCCGTGGACGAACTAGCACGCCGCCGCGAATTACTCGAGCAGGTCCGAAAGAACAGGGGGTGGGCTCATGGCTGAAGGTACCCCGATTGTTGGGTCTGTTGGTGTCCGGGTTGTCCCGGACGCATCGAACTTCAACCGTGACGCTGACCGGCAGCTCACTCCCGTCGCCGAACGGTTGGGCGACCAGCTCGGGCGGACCATCGGCGGGCGCATCACCCCACACGTATCGGATGCTGTCCGCGATGGCGTGTCCGGTGACGGTGCTGCTACCGCTGCCGCTGGTGCGGGCGAACGTTCGGGTAGCAGGTTCGGGGCATCGTTCTCAACGACCGCGAGGGAGCGCATCCGCACCGCCCTAGATAACCTCCCGCTGGCGAATGTTGGCGTTGACGCGACCCAGGCCGATGAGGAAATCGGCAAGCTCCGCATGGACTTGCACGCCTTGTCCGCGCAGGTGGGTGTCACCCTGTCCGACGACGAGGCCCTGGCGAAGCTCGCTCAGATCCGTGAGCGTCTGGACCAGTTGGGCACAAACCACCCGGACATCCTGGTCGATGCCGACGTGGCCCATGCCGCTGCGGCGCTGGACGAGATCCAGGCCCGCGCCGACGAACTGGGCGCGTCGTCCCCGTCTATCCAGGTGCAGGCTGACGTTGCCCGCGCTATCGCCGCGTTGGCTGAGGTGGGCATACGAGCTGAGGCCGTTGCCGGTGAGCGCCCCACGATCCGTGTCGATGGGGACGCGGCGCGCGCTGAGGCTGTCCTTGCCGAGGTGTTCGCCGAGGCCGACGCACTAGGCCGGCTACGACCCACGATCACAGTTGATGCCGACACGACTGGTGCTGATGCGCAGCTCGCTGCCACCGGTGCCGCAGCGGCCGCCGCGGGTGGTGAAGGCGGGGTCGGATTCCTAGCTGCCGCGCTCATCGGCCTTGCCCCCCTCGCCGTTGCTGCCAGTGCCGTCGCGGTCGGTGCCCTCGCCGCGATCGGTTCCGCGGCCGCTGCCGCTGGTGCCGCCGTGGGTGTCGCCATCCTGGCCATCAAGCCCGTCATCGACGCCTACAAGGCGATCCAGGCCCAGCAGAAATCAGCGAAGCCAGCCGGTGACGGTGGCGCGCAGGCCGCGGCGATCACGGCTGCTAACCAGCAGGTCGCGCAGTCGGAGCGGTCCCTGGCGAACACCCGGCAGAACGTCGCAGCGTCCGCCGTGTCAGCGGCGCAGAAGATCAAGGACGCGCAGCAGAACCTCGCCGACGTTGAGCGCTCGACCGCTGGGCAGATTCGTAACGCTCAGTTGGGTGTTGCGCAGGCACGGGAGCAGGCCGCGCAGCAGGCGCAGTCTGCCCAGGCCGGCGTGCTGTCGGCGCAGCAGAACCTAGCTAGCGCCCAGGGGCAAGCGCAGGTCGCACAGCAGAACCTCACCCAGGCCCGTCAGGCCGAAGTTCAGACGTTGCAGCAGCTTAAGTTCGCTGCAACGGACGCAGCGCTGTCTGAGCGCGGCGCGGCGCTGTCGGTGCAGCAGGCCCAGTTGAACCTGTCGCAGACGATGGGTAACCCCAAGTCCACGGACTTGCAGAAAAAGCAGGCGCAGCTGTCCCTTGACCAGGCGAAGCAGTCGCTGATCGAGCAGGCGCAGGCCGCAAAGGATGCCGCGAAGACAAACAAGGACGCACAGAAGGCCGGTGTCGAGGGTTCCAAATCGGTCATCGCCGCGAAGCAGGCCGAGTCACAGGCAAACCAGTCCGTCCTAGCGCAGCAGCAGGCGCTGGTCAAGGCGCAGAAGACCGTCGTGCAGACCCAGGTTCAGGGCGCGCGCGCGATCGCCGCGGCCCAGCAGAAGCTGTCTGACGCGCAGTACAACGGCGCCCGCGCTGAGCAGAAGGCCCGCCAAGGTGTTGCCTCCGCGCAGACCGCGCAGACCCAGCAGGCCCGCCAGGGCGCGTTCCAGATCAAGCAAGCCACTGATGCGGTAACGGCTGCCCAGCGGAACCTGGAGAAGGCCCACGCGAAGACGGGCACGGCTGGGTCGGCGGCGGCGAAGAAGACTGAGGCCGCGCTTGCGAAGCTTACCCCGGCCGGCAAAGACTTCCTCAAGTTCATAATGTCCGCGAAGCTTGGGTTTGGCGACTTGTCGAAGGCCGCGCAGAACGGGTTCCTGCCTGGGTTGCAAAAGGGGCTTCAGTCCCTTTCCCCGTTGATGAAGCCGCTCACCGGGTTGGTGGGTGGGCTGGCCAAGGCAATGGGTGACATCGCCGAGAAGGCAGGCAAGGCCCTCGGCGGCCCGGACGGGCAGAAGTTCGTGAAGTTCCTGTCCGTGTACCTACCGAAATGGTTCACGCTGGCGGCGAGTATGGCCGGGCACCTTATCTCCGGTTTCATGCACTTGTGGGAGGCGTTTGCGCCGGTTGCGACCATCTTCCTCGGCTGGTTCGAGAAGGGCGCGAAAGCGTTCGATTCATGGTCGAGCAAGGTGGGCAAGACCAAGGGTTTCCAGTCTTTCATCGCGTACATTGTGAAGGAAGCCCCGGTCATTGGTGGACTGTTCGGGAACCTGTTCGTCATCATCGGCAAGCTGGCCGTGGGCCTTGCCCCGCTAGGTGCCGCGATGGCTAGCGCGTTCCGTTCCGTGACAGGATTCCTTGCCGGATTGTCGCCGAAGGTGCTCGGTGGTATCGCCATTGCTATCGGTGCGGTAGTGCTCGGCATCAAGGCCTGGAACGTCGCCGTCCGCATTGTTGCCGCAGCGACGCGCATATGGGCAGTGGCGCAGGCTGCGTTCAACATTGTGATGATGGCAAACCCTGTGGTACTGCTCATCGTTGGGCTTGTCGCGCTTGGTGTTGCCGTCGTCGTGATGTACAAAAAGGTGGGCTGGTTCCGCGCCGGGGTCCAGGCATCCTGGAAGTGGATCAAGGAAGCCTGGAGCACCACGATCGGCTGGATCGTGAACACGGCATGGCCGTGGCTGAAGGGCATTTACGACAAGATCGCTGGCGGTTTCTCCAATGTTGGCGGGGCATTCTCGCGCGGCTGGGCAAACATCAAGGGCTACTTCTCGTCAGCCTGGAACTGGGTGTCAACGTTCTTCCGCAAAAACTGGCAGACCATCGGGTCAATTCTGATTGGCCCGATGGGTTACGCAGTATTGTGGACGTACCGAAACTGGAACGCCATCAAGGGTTATTTTTCCTCTGCCTGGACATGGGTGAAGACGTGGGTCTCCAAGTCCTGGAATGGGCTGACGGAATTCCTGATGAGGCCTATACGGAATGCGGCGACTGGGCTCAGCAAATTCTGGGACATGGAAAAGCGCGGCTGGTCGATCATGTGGTCGTGGCTGACTAGTTGGGTTTCCAAATCCTGGAACCGGTTGTCGTCGTTGCTGATGAAGCCGATCGATAACGTCAGGGGCTGGGTCTCCAGTTTCTGGGATGCTGAGAAGCGTGGCTGGGGCCTCATGTGGTCGTGGTTCACCGGGTGGATCTCAAAATCGTGGAACGGGCTAACCAAGCTTTTCACGACCCCGATCCAGAACGCTAGGGACGCCATCTCCAAGATGCTCGGCTCGGGCGGCTTGCAGAAGGTGTTCTCCAATGCGCTCTCGGCCATAGGTCGCATTTGGGCCGGTCTGAAAAAGCTAGTCTCAGACCCGATCAACGCTGTCATATCTATCATCAATAACCCCTTCATTTCCGGGTTCAACACGATCGGCAAGCTCTTCGGTTTGCACATCGAACCGCTACAAAAGGTCGGCAGTTCGAGCGGTTCGAGCGGTTCGAGCGGTGCTACTGCGGGTCCCCGCGCTGGCCGTGCATTGGGTAAGTCTGGTGGTGGCTACTCGGGTGCTGGCGGGAAGTACCAGTCCAAGGGCATCGTCGAGTGGCACGGCAACGAGTTCATGCACACCAGCGAGACCGTGAATCGTGATGGTCTCGGCGCGCACCAGGCGTTGCATGAGGGCCGCGCTCGGATCGTTCCCGCCAAGGTCCGCGGGTTCGCGGGTGGTGGCTCGCTGCGCGCAGGTGAGGCGTGGTCAGGGATTGAGCGTTACCGCCCAGGTCTCGCACCCGCGATGGTCAACGTGGGCCACCAGTTGCAGAAGTACGGGTACACGGTCATTGAGCACCCCCTGTTTGGTGGGGTGCACCCTGGCGCGCACAGCCAGTACTCGCTGCACAAGTTCGCGAACGCCATCGACGTCAGCGGCGGCGGCGGGCCGAGCACGTTCGGCAAGGTCGAGAACCTCGCGGCCGCGGCGAACCTTGGGTTCAAGGGGCCGGGTTACGAGGGTCACGGGAACCACGTCCACATTGACACCAGTGAGTTGCAGTCAAAGGGAGGGCGTCTCGTCCCGGTCTCTGGAACTAGCGGCGGCGGCGGCAGCATCGGCTCCCTCCTCGGCAACGTCGCAGGCTTTGCCAAGTCGGTCGCGTTCTCCGGCCTCTCCAAGCTGATCGACGGCCCGCTCTCTTCGCTGGGTAAGAAGTTCCCCGGTGACTTCACGGGCAAGTTCCTGACGGGTGCCGCGAAGAAGCTCCTGTCTGGCGCTATCGGGTTCGGTAACGATGGCGCATCCGGCGGCGGTGGCAGTGGCAGTAGCGCGGGCGCACCAGCCGGATCGGGTGTGCAGCGGTGGGCAAGCACCATCTCTGGGGCCCTCGCAGCAAACGGTGTTTCTAATTCGAGCTACAACGTCCAAGCATGGTTGCGGCAGGTGCAGCTTGAATCCGGTGGCAACCAAAACGCGGTGCAGGGCAACATCGGCGACGTCAACAACCGATCCGGTGACCTTGCCAAGGGCCTACCATCTCTGCGACGTTCAATGCGAACAAGTTCCCCGGCCACGGCAACATCTTTAATGGCACTGACAACGCGCTCGCGGCTATCCACTATGCCAAGGGAAGCTATGGCAACCCTGGCATGTTCGGGGTCATCGGCCACGGCCACGGGTACGAGTTCGGTACCCGTTCGGCGCTGCCTGGCATCGCGGGTGTCGCTGAGAACGGTTACGAGGTCGTCATGTCACCGCAGTTCCGCAACTTCCGTGGTGGCGAGACCGTCCTCAACCACGCGCAGTCCAAGGCTGCGCTTGCCGGCGGGCATCACTGTTCGCCTGGCCTACAGAACGGCGACCGACTGGTGCTGACGATGCCGGGTGGCCATGAGCTGGTGACGTTCGTGTCCAGGGAGCAAGGCAAGCGTGCCGAGCGTGGCTCCACCTCAGTCCTGACGGGAGGTTAACGTGAGTGTTTACCTGCCCACGGGCGTTTCGATCCCGTTGGAATCGGAGCAGATCTACGACGCGTTCCCGGTCGTCGCTAGCAACGGTGCCGGGGTCGTCGTCGCGATGTGGTACCACTCCCTGTCGCATGTCGGCAACGGTGCATCGTCCGTTGGTGGTGCCCGTTCCACTGATGGTGGGGTGACGTGGGCCAACTTGGGCATTGTGTGGGATGAGCCGTCCCCGGACGTGGCCGCCTCGGCTGCGGCCGTGGTGTGGGCGCCATCGTTCACGGGTGGCTCTGGGCAGTTCGTTGCGTACATTCAGGCCACGGACTTCACAAAAAACCCGTTGGGCCGGTCTGGGTACCTGATCACGTCCCCTGATGGGGTGGCGTGGACCAGGGGCAACCCGGTCCCAATGGCGTCGACGTTCAACGCGACGTGGGCTTTCCCCTCAGATTTGTTGTGGTTCAACGACAACGGCACTCCGGTGTTGTTGGCGACGGCGTACGGGCCGATCGTGGGTGGCAAGAACTGGGTCCCAATGGCGTTGTTCTCCAATGACGTTGGGGCAACGTGGGTCAACGCCGGGATGCCCGGCGGTAACAATAATGTCTCCAACTTCTCCGAGACGAAGCTAGCCGTCGGGCCGTCGCAGGTGACGGCGTTCATCCGCAACGATGACTCCTTCGGTGGGTCCACGATCTGGCAGTCCCTGTGGGATGCGACGTATTTCACGTGGTCTTCCCCAGTTGCAGTGTTGCAGGCCGCGTCCGGGCAGCCGTCCGCGATTCGGACATCGACCGGGGCATGGTTGCTGACCTATCGGGACGAGTCTGTTCCGGGTGTTGACACGTTGCACCACCCGACCGGGTTGGCTGACTCTGACGATGGCTTGTCGTTCGTGTCTCGTGGTGATCCCACGGGCACGGGCCGGGCGATGCTGTACGGCAACTTTGCTGAGTTGCCCAATGGCGACGTTTTGTTGGTGTACTCGGTGGAGGACACCGGGCCAGCGAATGCTAAGGCGTCGGTTTTCGTTACGACGCTGCGGCAGTCGCAGATTGATGCCCGCCTGGTCCTCGGATCGAACGGCCCAGATCTTGTCCGGGTCCACGCGTCGGGGGGTTCGGCGTACCGCAACGTGGTCGGCACGGGCACCTGGGATCAGGTTCGGTACATCACCGACACGGACGGTGCGCTGCTGGACTATGAGGCACCGCAGGGTGTCCCCGTCCGGTACGCGCTGAACGCTGCCGGGTCGGGCGTAACGGTTGGCCCAGTGACGCTCCCGGAGTCCACGCTGTGGCTGATCGACCCGAACCACCCGGAACTGTCCGTCCCACTGGACATCCCCCACGATGGGGCACACGCATGGACGCGGGCATCCGTGATGTCGTCGCTGACGATCCCCGGCAACCCGAGACCGCACACCAAGGACTTTGGCCGGCAGGACCGGGCCGGGTCGATCCTGGCGCAAGTGTTCGCCCAGGACGACTACTCCGCACTGTCGGACCTGACGGACCTCAAGGGTGCGAAGTACCTGTCGATCCCCCCATCGCATTGGATCATCGAGAAGGTCAACCCGTGGGTCATGGTCGGCGACGTTTCCGAGCAGGCAATGAGCAACTCGTACAGCCAGGTCATGTGGCAGATCACTCTGCCCCTGGTCCCGACTGACCGACCTGACGTGATCCGGTCGCTACCGGGCTCGGGGTGGCTGGATGGTCCTGGCCCGTGGCGTGAGGGTTCCATCGCCTGGGCCCAACCGTGATCCGGTACCCGGACGCGACGCTCGACGCGCTGTTTGAGAGGTCTGGTGGCGGGGGTGCGCAGGCCAATGCGTACGCGCAGGGCCGCACGATCCCGCTGGACTTTAGCGCGGGCTCGGTGTCTGGTGATGGTAGTTCGTTCTCGCGCCGGTCACTGTCGTTGACGGTGGCGCGCACGGATAAGGCTGAGGCGGCTTTGATGTCGTTGGGGTGCCAGATCCGGGTTTGGGAAACCGTGCAGGCTGGTGCACGGGTTGCACGTATCCCTGTGCACTGGGGCATCTTCGATAGCCGGGACGCGGATTGGAACGCCGACTCCATCAGCTTGACCTCCCCCGACCTGGGGTTGCGGGTCACCCGGGCGCGGTTCTGGTCGCCGCGTAGGTCTGGGGTGAAGATCGGTCAGACGGTTGCGCAGAACATTCAGCAACTGGTCCGTGAGGTTCTCCCGAACGTGACGTTCTTGGACCAGTCTCAGAACGCGACCCGTGTCGCTGATGTCACGTGGGACACGGACCGGGCTGCGGCTATCACGGAGCTGGCTACGTCGATCCGGTGCGAGACTTTTCTACGCCCTGACGGGGTGTGGGTCCTGCGCCCGAATCGGTACCAGTCGCAGCGCGCCGACTGGTCTATCAGGGAAGCCAAGAACCTCGCTACGGCGTCGCGGTCGGTGGACGAGTCGCGGGTTTACAACGTGGTCGTCGCGCACTCGGACAACGCGACGGGTGCGGCGTACTCAGCGGTGTCCATTGACGCGGCGCTGGTCGCGCAGATGGGTGAGAACGTCGCCTACTACGCATCCTCGCTGTTCACGAGTAATTCCCAGTGCCTCCTCGCGGGCCAGACGGAGCGACTGAAGCACCAGGGGAACGCGACGACCGTCAGCTACACGGCGCCTCGGCACCCCGGTGTCGAGGCCGGCGACCGGCACGACGTGCGGTACGCGGGCACCCCGTACCCCCTGATCTGCAAAACGTACTCCTTCGACCTGTTGGCCGCTGGGGTGAGCTGCACGGGTGCTGCGGCACCGGACGATGACGGGAGATTGGCGTGATCGTCGGAACTGGCGTGGTGAGCGCCCTGAACGGTGACGGAACAATATCGGTCCTGCAACGCGGCGGTGAGGTGTTCGCGATCCCGGCCGCTGGGCTTGTCGTGACTGTCGGTGCTGCGGTGACGTTGCTTCGGATCGGGCAAACGTACCGGGCGATCGAGGTCATCGCGACGAGCGTGTCTGGGCCGGAACTTATCGCCAACGGTGGGTTTGCTGTCGCTGACAATCCGGGCGGTGCCGCGCTGGGTATTAGTGGCTGGTCCACCGCGTGGTCGTCCGGCCCCGTTGCAGTTTCCCTGGACGCCATCGGCGGTATCGGTGGTACCGGGGCGGCCATGTTCACGATCTCCCCGGACACGGTTCCCCCGATCGGGTCACTGTCCACCGATGGTGCGTTCTACATCGACCCGGCCGCGAACTACGCGTTCTCCCTCCAGGTGATGTGCAGCTCTGCCGTGGCGAACCTGACGGTCGCGGCGTCCCTGATCACCGCGCCGAGCATCCAGGCGTGCACCCCCGACCTGGGCACGGTGCTGCCCCTGGCGTCAATTACGTCCCCGTCCACGACATACCAGGCCCTTACCAACTCGCTGACCACACCGGGCGACTGTTACTACGCGGCGATGTGGGTGAAAGTCACCGCCGACGCGGGGACGGCCTGCCAGGTGCGGGTCGATTCCATTTCGCTTCACAAAACGACATGAGGAGCCGTAACGCATGGTGACTTTGCAGCCGGGCAACGTTCCGGGGATTTCCGTTGACGCGGACCCGAACGACCTGTCATCGTCTAAGTACACCTTCCCCGATTGGTTCAATCAGGACTTTTGGCCGGCGATCGCACCGGGCCTCTCGACGTGGTACCCGAACTATGCGGCGATGACTGCCGCGGTCCCTTCTGGGCCGGGTCTGAACTGGATCGCGGGCACATCCGCCGAGCAAACGATCTGGGCCACCATCAACGGGTCCGCGTGGTTCGCGGTCGGTTCGTTCGCAAGGTCAACCACGTTCGCACCGAAGTGGTACTCATGGGATGGCACGACCGAGCTGAACACAGCGACCAACGGCGGGCCTGCCACGGACCTATCCGGGTCCTACATCCGCAACGGCAAACTTGAAGCGCGACCAGGGGTCCAATGTTGGTACGGGCCGGTGGCGTCTGTCGCTGCCCATCGCAGGAACCGGATTTGTCAACGCCGGGGCGGGGAAACTCACCCGCATCTCCAACGCTGGTGTCCAAACCGACCTACCGCTGACGGTCATCAAGATTGGCCCGAGCCGTATCAGCTTCCTGAAACCGGACGGCACCTGGTTGGCATCCAACTCGGATTCGTGGATCACCACGGGGGCGGGCACCGACCAGATCACCGGGCAAATCCTGTACGAGGCATCCCAGTGAGGGGCCGCATGCCACAACTGAGCAGGTGTAGACGATGGATATAACCTCCCTTCCCCTGACCAATCTGGGCTGGGGCGCGGTCGTGGTCATCATCGTCATGGCGATTATCCGCGGTGACCTTGTGCCCCGCAAGGTCCACGTCGAGGCGTTGGCAGAACGGGACCGTTGGCGCACGATCGCCGAAACGGTGAGTGCGCAAAATACACAGCTACTCGCGGGGGCGAGAGTGTCCATGCACGCAATGACGTCCGTTGCGGAACGCGCTGCGGGCGTCAGTGATCAGCAGCAGGAGCAGACCTGATGAAACTGCGTTGGCCGTGGCGTCGAGACGTCACCGACGAACAGATCGCCGAATCCGTGGCGCGCTTGAAGAGTGTCCGAGCGCAGCAGGGCGATGTAGACCAGATCGAAGCGCAAGCCTTAGCCATCATTCGCCGCAACCACCTTGGCGAATCTATCCACCGCGCCCTGGGGGGGTAAATTATGACCCACTTTCTAATCCTTACTGCGATCGTGCTGCGCACGGCAGCGTTCCTGTTGGCGACGATCTTCGCGATCCGGTACTCCCGGAGACGATGGAGCATAAGTCCTGAGGGGCGTGCGGTGATGTCATGGGCAGTTGTCGTGGCAGCGTTCTTGGCCTTTGTCGATGCCAACAACATCACCGCATACTTCAACAATTATCTACCACACGGACGGCTTTACGTGGGTTACCCAGGGCAGCTTCAGCTTGGCGTGCTCCTGTACTTCTGCATCGCGTACGTGATGTGGCGGCATAACGTGCTCCTCACCCGCGCGATACGTAGCGCCCGAGCTGAGGCGTTGGCATTGACCCGCTCAGCACACCCCACATCGACCGACTGACTCACCCCTCACCCCTCACCCCTGGCCCGCCATCGTGCGGGCCTTTCTGCTGCCCGGAGGCACCCATGCCAATCACTGCTACTACCTTGCGCGGCGCGCTGACCGCCGTCCCCGGCGCAACATCCGGAAATCAGGTCATGCCGTGGTCTGCGCTCGCAGCCGGTGCCGACGAGGCCCTGTCCATGCTCGGGGTGACGACAACCGATGAGGCCGCCGCGTTCCTCGCGAACATGACACTGGAGTCCGCCTACTTCCGCACGACCACGGAGTACGGCAGCGGGCAGCGGTACGCCCCGTACATCGGGCGCACGTTCGAGCAGGTCACATGGTCGCAGAACTATGCGGCGTTCGGTGTGTGGTGCCACGACAAGGGCCTGATCACTGACCCGGCCCAGTTCGTCGACAACCCAGCCTCACTGTCCGATCTGCGGTGGGCATGGCTCGGCGGAGTGTGGTTCTGGCAGGCCAAGGGACTACTGCCCCATGCAAAAGCCGGGGAATTCCGCACCGTGGTATTGCGGATCAACGGCGGCTTCAACGGGTACACCGAACGCCTCGCCCTCTACCGGGCATTCCAGGGTCTCGGGTCCGACATCCTGCCCGCGCCAGCCGCTCCCGCGAAGGCAGCCCGCGCCCAGATCGCTGAGGACGGACAGGTCGGTAACGGAACGCAGGCAGCGTTCATGCGGTTGCTCGGTGCGTCCCGGTACGAGTACGCCGTCGCCTACCTGCAACGCCAGCTCAACGCTGCCGGGTGGACCGGTCGCACCGGCTACTCGCTGGCCCCGGATGGGCAGGGCATCTACCAGAACATCGCCCACGACTCCGCAGCATCCGATACCTGTTACGCGCTGCTGTGCTCCCTCGGCTTCCCAAACAACGCCGGCACCTTCAGCCATCCGACATCGCCCGGCGCCCAAGCCTGGCAACGCGCCCTAAATCAGGGCCAGATCATGGGAGGCCGCAAATGAGCGCCAGATTTACCCGCGCCAGTAACCAGATGCTGATCCATTGCTTCATCCGGGACGTGTTCATTCCGTTGTGCAAGGCGCACGGGTTCACGCCAGTCATCTACGAAGACAACGTTTACAACCGGGTGACGCTCGCCGTGCACATCAACGAGCGGTACGCGGGCGGACAAACGTCCTGGCACCACCTCAGTAAGGCGCTGCCGTACGGGCGTCTGCGCATCGGTGCCGCAGCCGACCTGAACACCGCTGGCAGCAACTACCTCGAACGCCGCTTCATGGTTGCGTACATTTTCCCGCAGATCGCCCGCTGGGGACTGGCCGCGCACTACGAGGGTGGCAACCACACCCACATGGACGTCGGCGGCGACGACCGTTACGGCGATGGCGCGCCCACCCCCAACGGGACACGGTTCGGGTACCCGGACTTCAACGCGCTCGGTAACCCGATTCGCGTGGACGCGAACTGGAGCGGCAACACCACCCGGAAGCTGACCAAGGCATTCGGGTGGGCGGCAGTGCCCGATTACAACTCTGCCGTCGTCAGGGGCTTGCAGTGGCGTCTCGGGATCAAGGTTGATGGCGGCCATGGCCCCGGCACGGCGGCGGCTCTTGCCCGCCGCGTTGGTACCCGCACACCCATCTACCCCGGCACCACATCCAACGGCGTCTACGCGATGCAGATGTGGCTGCTCTGGAACGTTCGCCCCCCGCTCAAAAACTGGAAGGTCTGACCACTATGAAGAAGCTCACCATGGGCAAGAACCCCGCCCTGTTCATCGCCTTGATCTTCGCTGTCGTCGGAGTGGGTACCGCTTTCGGGCTGGTCCTCACGGGCAAGCAAATAGGTGCCATCGTCGCAGCCGTGTGGGCACTCCTCGCGCTGCTCCAGGGTCTGTATACCCGCGCGAATGTCTACTCGCCCGCGTCCGTGAACCGCAACGCCGTGGCAGCGTTGGAAGCTACCGGTCCGAATGAGACCTTCACCCCCGACCCGGATGACAACGGTGACTACATCGCCGGGCATGCTGCAGGTCGCGCCGATGCACTCGCTGACGTTCCGCCGGACGTTCCTGTCGAGCCTGACGTCCCGCAGGACGCGCCGGTTCATGACGCCCTGGTCGAGCAGCAGACCGATCCGATTGCCGTAAATATGCCCGTGCTGTCATCTGCCGTGCCTGCGCCCGTCGAGGCTGCCGCCGCTGGTCCGACCGATGAGCAGTTGCAGTCCGCGCTGGGTGTTGGTGTCCAGGCGGCGCTGGCACACCTCGCCGCGAACTGACCCACCCCCTCGACCGGAAGGCTGACTGATGGCGACCGTGCCGCTGCTGCTGGACCCGATCCTCCCCGACCTGACACCCGCATTCGGCGCGAAGATCATCCTCTCGTTCGACCGGGACGTCCCAGTGCCTGGAATCGGGATCATCCTCAAGGGGTCACCCGTGCGGCGTGCGTACGGGCAGACGATCGACGTGTGGCCCAATAATGACTCGTCGTTGCCACAGGCAGCGCAGGGCTACGCAATTAGTGTTGCCATCTCAATCCCCGCGGCGGGCTCTCAGCCTGTAGACATTCCTCTGCGAACGGTGATGGTTTCGTCTACGACGGCGCTCGTCGGTGGGGTTGTCCCGCTCTCGACCCTGCCCGTGGCGACCCCCGTCCCGGCGCAGTACACGTCGGCGGCGCAGTTCGAGGTGCAGGCTGTCGCTGCTGCTGCGTCGTCCGCAACGTCGGCCACCGCCGCCCAGCAGTCAGCGACCGCTGCCGCCGCTGCCCAAGCATCCGCGCTGGCAGCACCCGATACGCAGGTCAAGACCCTCATCAACGACGCCGCATCGCTGACGCAGGGTGCCCTGAAGACCTACGGGAATACGGTCTGGAGCCAATCGAGCGGCAGACCCGTTGATGGCACCAACGCGACCGGAGTAGACCCGACCGGCGTCACCGAGTGCGGCGCCGCGATGCAAGCACTGCTAGACGCCAACGCGACACCGGGTTCATCGAACACCGTCAAACCCCGCCGCCGCGTCCGATTCCAGGGCACGTTCAAAACAACCACGACCCTCGTCATCAAGGGCGACGTGGACCTGTCCGACGCGATCATCAACTACGCCGGGACCGGGACCGCAGTCCAGATCGGCTCTTCCGCAGTCGGGCAACTGTGGCAGGTCAACGTCGATATCGGTCACATCGTGTGCGCTTCCAAACCAACCGGGGCAGTGTGGACCGCTGGGACCGTTGGCCTCATCATCCGCAACACCTACCGCAGCGCCATCAAGTACCAGCGCATCGCCAACTTCGAGACCAACTTGCTCCTACTCGGTGACGGAACCTACGGGCAGGGCGGGGTCGCCTACAACAACTTCGACGCCGGGGCGCTGGAAGGTGGCCTCGTCAACCTGTCGTTGCAGCTCGCCAACACCAACAGCCCGGTACAGGCGTTTGTCAACGAGAACAACTTCTTCGGTGGCAGCTACTCCCACTTCGACGGTGTGTACCCCCAGGCGGGGATGCGGCACATCAAGATCCACACCGCCGGGGCCGCGGCATCCATCAACAACAACCGCTGGTACGGGGCATCGCTGGAAGGTGGCCGGGAAGAGTTCATCATCGAGTGCTACTCGACGGACAACGCGTGGCGTGACTGCCGATTTGAGTTTACCCAGAACGGCGCGAAGGCACCCGTAGCCTGGCGAGCCGGCGCATTCCGCAACGTCATCCAAGGCGGTTACGGCTCATCGTCCATCGGGGCTGTCGCGGATGCCGGGTCTAGGCAAAACTGGATCATCGGCAACGACTACGCCGAGTACGAGCTCGGCTCCGATGGCGGCATGGTCATGTCCAACGTTGCTGGGGGTACGAGCGGCACCCTGACCATGATGCAGGCCGGGTGGCGCGCACTCGGCCTCGACGTCCTGACTAAATGGCAGATGCGCATTGCCGGGTCAACGCTAAGGACCAAGAACCCCGCCGATACCTACGACCGTTTCAAACTGGACACCCCCAGTAAGCGGATCACCCTTGGTGGCGGTGACGTAGCAAGCACCACTGAGATCCGGTGGGGGTACGGCACGCCCGTCAACATCATCACCGCACCTCCCGGTTCGATGTATATGAACTACCTCTCCGGTGGCGTGCAGTTGCAACGGTGGCGGAAGATGTCCGGCACCGACGCAACGGGGTGGGCTGCTGACGGGTCCCAACCATTTGCCACGGCATCACGCCCGACCGCCGCGAATGTCGGCGTCTCGGGTTCGTACTACGACACAACACTCGGCAAGCCGTGCTGGTCAGACGGCACCACCTGGCGTGACGCGACAGGGGTAGCCGTATGAGCCTGATCTCCCACCCGTCCTGGTACGCGCTACCGTCCTCGTGCTGGGTGGCTCAACAGGGCGCCTATTCCATCTAGCGGGGGAACTTCACGGCGCAGTCGGGCAGTCCAAGGTCGATGCACTGGCCCGGCTTCTTCCAGTTGTCGTTCGGCCACCTATCGCCTCTGGGCATAGCGCATTCATCAATGGTGCAGTCGCGGAACAGTGCCCCCACCATTCCCGTCAGATCGCACCGCAGGAAATGGCACCTGTCGAACTCTATGACCATAAGGCCATCGAACGGGATTGGTTCAACCGAACCAATCCGGCAGTCCGTCCAGTTCGACTCACGAATTACAACACCGCGGTGGAC